CCATCTTAGCCCTGACCATAGGCAACTGGCCTACAAGAGCTTGCGAGAACGGCTCCATTGCATGCCCGTAGTTGTTCATCAATTGACCAAAGTGTTGCCGTGCCCAAGTCGCATCGTCAAATGGGTCAGGCTTGATGTTGATCTCCAAGATCCTTTTTAACTCGCCATCTGGAAAGCCCTTTATAGATAACAGTGCGTCAGTCACGTACCGGTTGGATGAAGTAATCAAACCAGTCTGAAACTTGGTGTTGTTTGTGCGCTCTGCGTTCTCGTGTTGCTTTAAGCGGTTCTTGCCCCGACCTGAAGTCACGTCATACACTTGGTTTGACATTTGCTCGGGCGGCATGTTGGTAATCTCGTCCATGGTCACTGCCAAGTTCTGCATCACACCAAGGCGGCTCATGCGTGCGTTGTATGTATCCTTGGGAGAGAGCAGGAGTTCCTTGGGTCTGCCGTAAATACTGTTGATAGCTTGCAAGATTGTGGTCTTGCCTGAACCTGACTCACGGCTGACCAAGTTAAGCAAGAAGCCATCTAATGCTGTGAACTTCATCAGCATTGTGCCAAACCCCATGAAGAAAGCAAAAGCTCTAGCCTCCATGCCTTCACGACCATAGGTGTTAATTGTGTCCTTCCATATTTGAAAGTCACCCTTGACTTGGAACAGCGGCACCAGTGGTAGTGTGGGCGCGGATGGCGGACTATATAGCGTCTCAGTTGCACGTATTTCTCTGTCGCCAATGATAATGGCTGACTCGTCTTCAACCCAACCAAATTGTTTGTGTGCTTTTTCCGCTTTTGAATTCATCTGTAATTCCTCAACCCATTTTGTAATGTAGTACATGAGCGCATCTTGTTTTTTACCAAGTGCGGTCACCCCAAATGAAGCTACTGTTGCAATAAACTTGTCCTTAGATAGAACGTTGGGTAGAGTCATAATCCACTCACGCACTCCGTCTCTAGGTAGGTGCAACCGCAGTAGCAGGGTCTCACCTAAGTCGGGGTCTTGCATCCGCTTGACTACATAGAAGTCATAGGGGTACACAATCTCTTCCGTGTCGTTGCCGTCTTTGTCTTTGGCACGTTGGTATATACCACCAGTTTTACCCCTGAAGAATGGAAAGGGGTACTTGGGTATTACAAAAGTCTTGGCTTCTTTAGTCTCAGGCTCAAGGTCTGTGACAATGTTGTCTTCCTCAGTGGCTTCAATGATCTCTTTGCCAATCTGAATGGGGGATGTGATTTTTAGCTTGCAGCCCTCACAGCCTTGTGGAAACAACTTTTTAAATGTCTCGCAAGTGTAGGGGCCCCTGGTCTCATTTGCCTTACGATTAGTCGCATACTCTGAATAATCGGGGTGCTGATTAGATATGACATGGATGGCTTTGTCTCTATCCACACATTGCTGAGCAATACTCAGCCCTGCCCGCCACAAGGGTTCATCTATTGTTGCTTGATTATGGTAGATGTTCAAGAGTTGATTGCATCCAGTGCCTTCAACGGACTTAATCAAAATAGTCTTAAAGCGAGACTGACTGCTACCCATTAGTGCAAGGGTAAGTGGGTCTAGCTGACGTTTGAAGTCAGCCTTGTCCAGCATCTTTAAAATGTCTTCAGACGGTACAAGAAGTTTCTCAATCTCGTCTAGCGTCATTGTGGGCGCTACGTATAGCACTTCAACCGAAATAGGGTTGGTTGGGTCTTTGACGTGAAAAGTTTCAGGCACTCTGAGCACACGTGCGGCTTCACCAGTTACCGCAGGGTCAACATCAAACTTATGCTCAACGCACAGTTCTTTAAGACGGTCAGCATGGCTCCTCCACTGCTTGCGTGGTAATGCCTTATCCAATACCCAATACACGTGGGCACCTAAACCCGACTTCACAATAGTGGGGCGAGGTAATTTTGTTGCCTTACAAAAGCTTTTCAAGGCAATCAGCCCTTCACCTAAATCTGCAAAGGGTTTACTAGTACCGCAATCAAGATCAATATAAAACGACTTTAGATAAAGCGCATTATTCGTAGTACGGCCCTCTTGTGGGTCACCATACTTAGCCATAGCAAAGAACGCATTAAATTCTTCTTGCACTAACACGTCTGCTTGCGTGCTTATGTCATCTATGCTCTCTACAAACTTCTGCCTAACAACATCTTTTTCGTTAACTGTCTTGATTCCGAATGTGCAGTAGTGCTCACCTTTTTCTAGAGGTGGGAGTACCAGCGCGAGAAATTCTTTTCTCGAAATCATAGCCGTCCTTGGTATCGTCTTTTAAAAGAGAAAGGCAGGGATGAGACGGAACATCCTTTTCGGGAGCTACCCTAGCCTACTCAAACTATTAAGCTAACTTTGCAATTAGCTTGTGCATCTTGTCTGCGTACTTACCTGAAACAACGGCTTTGCCACGGAACCAAGAATATACAGTAACTCGGCTCACACCGAAGAACTCAGCGACGTCAGTTACGGGTATATCCCTATCTAAACAGAGCATCCCTAACTTGACCCCGAGCAAGGTTTGATTAGCTTCCTTAATCTCTCGGGCAGTAAGCGTAGAATATCCCGCCATTACTCATCGTCCCACGCCTCAAGAATCTTGGACAAGTCCTTCTTAGGAGCTTCTTCCTCTTTCTTGGCAACACGTTTGGTTGGCTCTTCCACTGGCTCAGCTTCAACCTTGGCGGGTTTAACTTCTGTTTTAGGCTCAGCCTTGGGTGCTTCCAACTTGATAGGTTTAATGCCGTCGGCTTCAGCCACAGTCATAGTAATTGCTTTCAAAGCAGAATCAGATTTACCCTGCTCAATAACAATACCGTGGTCAGCGGCATCCAATACCTTGACAGGCTTGAACGTCAGCTTGGGTGTTGCGCTATCTGTGTCGAAGCGCATCTCAGTAACAACCGCAGTAATTGGAATACCTTTACTGCCAATCATCTTTGCGTATGTCTGCAAAGGCCACTTCCCAGGCTCGCCTGCACCAAAGATTGATGCGGCAGGCAAGGTCAATTGGAATATATCCCCACGCAAATCATTTGCCAAAGCCACGGCAAGACGTTGACTGAAACGGCAAGCACGGCTGTCGCCCTGACCTGAACCCTTCATGTTCTTATCGCAGTCCATGCAACGTTTTGCTTGGGGCATAAGTGCCTTAGCATCGGGGAAGTCACCATCAGCAGACCAACAATCGGGTGCTGTTGGCTCGCCACCTTCACTGTAGTTCTTCAAATAAAAAGTGCGGGACACTTTTGGTGCGGCGGCAACGACCACCACGTTCATCGAACGCTCTTCGTTCTTGGCAATCTCTTTCCCGTTGACCATCATGCGCCATACACCGCCCTTGATGGAAATACGTTTCATGCCACCATTACCAGCACCGCCCATTAGGGCTTTAGTGGTTTCATCAAGTGCTACCTCTTTTAGATAAGAAGGTAGGCCACCGTCTAACATTGCAAGCTCATTACTCATTTTCTACTCCTACTTTTTTACGATTACTATAGTTTGATTGACATCCGCGTTTAGCCCCGGTGGATGAAGGTCGGGGTTTTCTTCAAGAAATTGAGCCATGTTCGTGCTGTTAATACGTTGGTGCATCAACGAAAAGGCATCGTTCTCTTTGAGGAATTTGAAAAAAGAATCCCAGTCGCTTGTCCAGTAATTCTTTGTGATTCTGCGTGATACCGTACCAAATTGCGTACGTATTGTTTGGGCACCTTCAGCCTTGCAAATCTCTAACAGTTGACTCGCAACAGTGTCTTGTTGCTCCTTGAGATCAGCAACTTGCTTCTCAAGTTCACGTCGCTTGTCACGAATCTTCACGTAGATTTTTGCTAGCTTTTCGGTATTGACTTCTTCAGTCATGGCACTCTCCTTTTTGTTGTTGGGATATAGAATATAAGGGCTAAACTTTACATTGTCAAGTGTCTTCCACAATATTTTTGTAAAGATCAATTAGGCGTGTATGGATGTCTACTTTTTCCGACAACATTTTGTAAATGCGCTTCTCTACAGGGCTACCTTGCAGATGCACAACAGTGCAAGGATTACGTTGACCCGCACGATGCACACGTGCATTAGCTTGTAGGTATGTCTCAATAGACGTAATAGGCCCCCACCACACAACAACGTTGGCAGCATGTAGAGTTACTCCGTGTGCGGCTGCTTGCGGTTGGATGACAAGCACTTGTGGATTCTTCTCTGTCTGAAATCTTGCAAATATATCTGTGCGTTTGTTGACTGGTACACCACCATTAATTACTTCGCAGTTGATGCCATTGGATTTAAGTTCTTCCGATACGATCTCAATAGCGTGCCTGAATGGGGCAAACACGATGACCTTGTGGCTAGCTTCTTCAATCACTTCAAGCAATGCGCTCATGCGGCTCTTTGCATCAAACGCAACTACTTCACCACTGTCCGAGTACACCGCACCACAAGAAAGTTGTAGAAGCTTGTTCAAGTTCGCCGCCGCGTTAACTGTAGTGATTTCTTCCCCTGCCGCCACAGTCATCATGTTCTTGCGGATGGTCTCGTAGTACTTCATCTGTTGTGGTGTCAGGGGTACATCACGAGTCACATAAGTCATGTCGGGTAAGTCAAGGCACTCGTCTTTGGTAAATCGGATCGCTGGTTGAAGCGCATCGTGTAACACCTTTTCTGATGTAGCTTTTGGCATCCATTTGAACTGTGTGATCTTTTGCATCACTTGGTCACGAAACGCACCAAAGAATTTTGGCACGCCTGATGGGTTAATAATCTTTGCTAGTCCATACGCATCAGTAGGCGACTGAGACGCAGGAGTTCCCGTCATCATCCATACCCACATGTCGGGCTTTAGCACGGAGTTCAGGGTCTTCCAACGCTTTGTAGCTACGTTCTTATAAGCATTAGCCTCGTCAATCACAACCAAATCAAAGTTCTTCACCTCGTCTTTGATAATGTCTAAACCATCAAAGTTGCAAATCACAAAGTCGGCATTGCCCTTAGCGGCTTCAATGCGTTTTTCTTTTGAGTAGCTGTGTGCAATAGCGCATGACCGATGCATCGCAAACTTAAATAAATCAGATTCCCACGCAGATGACATGATGGACAGTGGGCACAGCACCAAGACCCGCTTGATTGCACCAATATTCATGAGGTAGTCAGCCGCCCAAATCACACTAGATGTTTTGCCAGTACCCTGCTCGTTGAAGCAGAACGCACGCCTGTGCATGGTAAGGAATGATGATGTGACCTTCTGATGGTCAAACGGCTTGTATAGCCCTGTCCACTCGTAGTGTGCATTGATGGGCGAAGGCACGTTCTTGATGCGTAAGTTCTTTAGCACCTGAGCTTCTTCTAGCCCCCATTTGACAAGCACTTCACCGCTATCAAGCAACTGGCTTTTGGGGATAACTGTTGTAATTCGGTTTGGTTCCCGAACCTTTAGCAACAACGCTTTGTTGTTAATTATTTGCATCTTGTCGGTAGTATTTTGCAATTGAACTTTGCACCGCACCATGCTGTGTTTTGGTTGGATTGCCATCCATGACGACATAGTTGCGTCTATCGACAACATCACATGCATATAGTTCTTCTTTGTCTATATGCGTACCCTTCACAACTTTGCACATCAGCACATACCGATCTTGTATTTTTAACAAGGCTTCAAACTCTTCTCTTGTCATTTGCACTCTATCTCCAAACGGAATATAGACCGAATGTGTGTTTTTCACATTCAGTCAAAAAGGTACTACTTACGGTAGTTACTCGGTTGATTCAGCTTCCTCGAAATCAAAGATCGTCATCAAGGAGAGAAAAAGAAAGCCACCAACTGGTGCGGTTAATTTAAGGATTCCAACATCCTTACACCCTCGTCACTCACACCTTACACAAGGGTTATGTCAAGCAATCTGCCACTCCATTCTGCATACGCTACGCAGAATGTCAAGAGCGTTTACGCTCTTTTTTGCTTGTTTCGGATACCAAATTACCCTTAGAGTCACGCAAGAACGAACGGTTTTTTGACTTGGATTCAACACGTAATCCATTTGTATTCAAGCCACCTTTGTCTAAGGCTTTCACATGGGCAACATCCTTGCCATCACCCTTCTTGGCTTTGCCCGCTTTGACCTCCACGGCACGTGCGGCATTACGCATAGCACGCTTTTTGATTTGGTCGGGTTTACCCTGATACTCGTCGTATTCTTGGCGGTAGTTACGATTAGCTTTAGTCATCTATATGCTCCTTTACCATTGTGGGTACAGTCCT